CAATCATGATATCGCCGGCTCCATATGGTTGCGTAAGTTCATTAGAAAACTGTACGCCAACGAGCCAAGGCTGGATGTTATCGACAATGACTTCCCTTACTACGCCTACAGGCACGGCAAGACACTGCTTTGCTTCCACCACGGGCATAAAGTAAAGATGGATCGGCTGCCTAAAGTGTTCTCAAGCGAGCCTAGATTCAGAGAGGAGTGGGGTAAGTCGACGATGGCGTACATCCATAGCGGACATTATCACCACGAGCGAATATTGGAGGACGCAGGGGCCGTCATGGAACAGCACCCTACGTTAGCGTCAAGAGATTCATACGCCACTCGTTTGGGGCTTATGTCCCAGCGAGGCGCAAAGGTCATCACATACGACGCTGAAGACGGAGAGGTTAGTAGGATAACGATTAGGCCTAGAGCCTAAGCAGTTTCCTTAGCTTCTTCGCTCAAAGCCCCCTCAATGGCAGCCCTAGTTGTAAAGGGCTTGCCTTTAGCGTCAGTGAAATACTTAATGCCTTGAGCATCCAACACCTTGATTAACTTCGGCGACGTATACGCCTTGAAGATGTGGAACAGGTCGCGGTAGTACAAGTATTCAGTCTGATCTTTCATTTAATTCTCCGTTTAAAAAAAGCCCCGCGGGGTTAGGCGGGGCAATAGGCGTAGGAGCGCCTTCTCACCAAGGGATATCTTCAGTTGGCGCAGGAGCTGGCTGTCGTGCCGGCTGTTGAGCGGATTGATCAGCGCTTGGCTTCCAAGTATTCAACTCAGCATACCATTTGCCTGATCGACCTTCTTTGATTTCAATGTTCATCCACTCTGAATCTGGGTCTGCCTTCTTGCGAGCGGCAACCCAAGGGCCAAACTCATCGAGCTTAATTGACAGCTTTAGCTTTACAAAGTCTGGGGCATTGTCATCGGGTAGTTTAACCAGCAGGCCATCTACAAAAACTTTTTGATCACTCATAACATCTCCTCAACGGGTTGGTTTTCATTACTTGATTTTCATAGGTGGTAAATACACCACCTTTTGATTGCGCCAGATTCAAAGCCTCCTTTACCTCATTTGGCGTCTCTTCTATGATGCACCGCAGTGTCTCCCACTCTTCGTTAGCCACTGCGCTTTTGACTTGGGCAATAAAATCGAACTCCTCACGTATTACTTTCATGTACGCAAGGAATTCTTCTTCACCGGTTACCATCCGCGCTTCGCACCGGATGTTGCGTTGTTAGCATCGTCGTCTTTGTCAGCTCCGATACCTAATGCCATTGATAGGCTGTAACGCTTTGCATAGGTAACTGCACTGCCGAACGCCTGTGCTGTTGGCTTGTCTGCCCGAACAATCATCTTGCCAGTTGATAGGTGCTCACCATGCCCATAAAGGACAGTCTCGATACAAGCGCCCACCTCACACTCATGGCTAATCTGCTGGATCATTATGCCGTGCCCATTCAAAGCTTCCTTGGCATAGTCCCAAAGATTTTCAAAGTTAACGTAGCTACTTTTAAAGTGAGGGTTTACTGATTCTGCTTTGGCGTGAGATAGCTCCTGTTGAACTTCAAGAAGCTTTTCTATTAACGTAGTCATACTGCCTCCTTCATTTGATTGAGCTTGCAGTCTACAAAACTTTTTAAAACTTTGCAAACCTTTATATAACTTTGTTGACAGATCGGCCAAAGTCGTTCAGAGTTGAGAGCTTTCACCACAACAAAAAGGGGATAGAAATGCAGGACGAATGGGCAGACTACTGTGACGCAGTAGGTAGCAAACCCACCTTTGTAATCAAAGAAGAACTAATCAACGAAGCCTTTCAAAACCAGCAATACCAAACAAAACAAAACGGATCATCTCTCTCACGTTTGCGAGGCGTTGCAGTCAACAGCCGCATAGAAGAGCTTGAGATGCGCCTAGCGAAAGAAAGGGACGTTATCCCGGGGATGATTACCACCGGCACTGTAACACTCGTATACGCGCCCTCAGGAGCTGGTAAGACCGTGTGGATTCTGGGCAACCTATTTCAGAGTATTCGGAATAACCTGATAAAAGGCTCGGATGTGATCTATTTTAACGAAGATGACGGAGCCAAGGGCGTACTCCAGAAAGCCAAGATGGGCCACAAGCATGGCATGACCATGATTACCCTGGCTAACTCTCCAGATCCTTCGCTACGCACGACAACTGACGCGCTCCATTTACTAAATGCCATCCGCGAAGAGGGAGAGGCTGACGGAAAGATCGTTATCTGTGACACCCTCAAGAAGTTTGCCCCCGTCCTCAACAAGGGAGACATGCGAGAAGTCCTTCACGTGTTCCGTGAGTTCGCCGCTGCTGGCGGCACAGTCATCCTGCTAGGCCACTGCAACAAGCACCGGAGCATGGACGGGCGGCTGATCTATGAGGGCGTAGGTGATCTGAAGGCAGACGTAGACAATATGTTTGGTCTTGATCCCGTCAACGACAAGTTTGCCTTCTATCAAGAGCTGTTAGTAATCAATGAAAAGGATCGTAGCCAAATCAGCTTTGAAGGCGGATTCAAGTATAAGCAGACCAGTGCGACAGTGGGGTATGAAGAGTCAGTAGATTCTGTGCAGTTCATGACAGTCGACGACATCAGCGAACTTAAAGAGAAACAACGAGCGCAGATCAATATAGGTAAAGCCATCAGCAAATACGAAGACGAGTACGTGCTTCTAAGTAGCGTTATGAAAAGTAACAAAATGTTTAGCCAGTCTGACCTTCTTCAGCTTTTACATGATGACGAAATTAATCCCAATGGATGCACCAGAAAGAAGCTTCTTAACTGCATTGATTTGCTCAAAGGAAACAACCTAAAGCTAGAAAGACGTGGCGAACACGGCAAGAAATTTTACCGTTGGGTTCCAATGTAATCCCCAGAATACCCAGAATCCCCAGAATACCTCTAATCCCCTTCTGTAGGGGGCGGGGTAGCCTAGACATAGGGGGGGGGCTAAATAAGGGTATTAGGGGGAAACTGGGGAAACTGGGGAAACTGGGGAAACTGAATGGATACATCACACCGCTGGCTTGTTGACACTAAAGACAAGATGAACTTTTTTATCGCTTTCGTTACTACACAGTTTGGTGACGGCAAGAAGATACTGTACGCAATCAAAGACACCACCCGCAGTGACAGGCAAAACAACGCTATGCACCTGTGGTTCCGGCAGATAGCACAGGAGCTAAACGACGCGGGATACTGGGTACGACATCCCTTTAGTGACAAACTGGAGATACCCTTTACGGAGGTGCTGGTCAAGGAAACCCTCTACAAGCCCATCATTAAGTCCATGTACAACAAAAGCTCCACAGCTAATGTAACCCCCAGGGAACTCTCAGAAGCCGCTGAGGTGCTAATTAGGTGGCTCTCAGAGCATAAGGGCGTATATGTACCCTTCCCCCAACAACTAAAGGATCAACTAAAGTGAAAGTTCTTGATTTATTTGCAGGGATAGGCGGATTTACGCTCGGGCTGGAGCGGTCAGGATTTGAGGCAGTCGCCTTTTGTGAGATAGATCCATACGCTCAGAAGGTATTAAAAAAGAACTGGCCGGAGGTGCCAATCTATGACGATGTACGAACAATCACAGCAGAGCGATTGGCTGCAGACGGAATTAGAGTTGATGTCATCACAGGAGGATTCCCCTGCCAAGACATCTCAGTTGCAGGAAGCCAGGCAGGAATCGAGGGCGACCGAAGTGGGCTGTGGTCAGAGTGCGCCCGTTTACTTGGGGAGCTTCGACCCCAATACGCCATCTTTGAAAACGTCACAAACCTGCTTAATGGAGAACGGGGAGCTTGGTTTAAGCGAGTTCTCTGGGACATTTCCTCGCTCGGGTATGATGCGGAGTGGCACTGTATACCAGCTTCCGAACTTGGCGCGCACCATCACAGAGATCGGATCTGGATTATTGCCTACCCCAACAGCACACAACGCCAAAGAGGGAGCTTATCCATCGGAGTACACAAGAAAGACGCCAACATTATCGGCTCAAGCGGGTGGCAAACTGAACCCAGCCTGGGTCGAGTGGCTAATGGGGTTCCCAGTCAATCATACAGACTTAAATGCTTAGGCAATGCAGTTGTTCCGCCAATACCAGAGCTTATCGGGAGAGCTATAAAGTGAGACTAAAAAGAACAGCAGCAGACCATTGGTTTAGCCGATGCGTCCGCATACGAAACGACTTCAAATGCCAAGGTTGTGGCGCACAGTACGAGTCAAACAGCACAGGGCTACACTGCTCGCACTACTTTACACGCGCTAAGAAGGGCATACGGTACGACGGAATGAATGCCTTTGCTCACTGCTACGGCTGTCACCAGAAATACGGCAGCAATCCTGACTACTTTGTTCGCCACTACATCGACGAGTACGGCGAGGGTGCCCTTGAGTTATTAAGGGAGAAGGCCGAGGATGTGATGCTGGGCAAGCGCATGAACAAAGAGCAGAAGGAAATAGCCAAGCATTACAGGGAAGAGGCCGCCCGTATGGAGAATGATAGGGCGGCAGGTGTAGCTGGCTGGTTAGAGTTTGAAAGCTGGGACTAAAGGTTTTCTTCAAGAATGGGCTGGACTGTTCGCATCCAGGGCGCCCATAGTATGCCCTTGCCTTCGGTGATTGCCTCTTCCAGGTCTTTCTCTCCAACAAGCAACGGGAAGAAATCGCTTGATACGTCTTCAACCATATCAACCGGCGCAGGCATAAAGCCACCAATGAATGACTTCGGGTCTCCCTCTATGGCTTTTTCAATAGCGTATTTGCTTTGAGAGTTGAGAGTGGCGACGCCGATAAAGAAGTCTGTAAAGTACGTTTGCGCTCTATCTAAATCTCCAAACTCTTCGCCCTTTAGCGGCTGTCTAAGTTCGTTGAGCAGGGTGTTGCCACCTCCAACGATGGTGACATAAGCAATAGCGTTTTTGATGGCCTCTCTTTGATTCCCTTGTTTAACTTGCTCAATAACCAAGCGATCAATCTGCTGTAGCTGCTTAATGCCAAAGGTACGCAGCATGTAAAGCAAGCGGCCATTAGGGTGGTCGATGTACCACTTCGGCATCTGCGCCATGTCAGAGGGTTGCAGCTTGCCTAGCTCTGCCGCCGCAAACTCTTTAACTCGCTGTGTCCGTCGACTGTTAATTAGGTCAGACTTAAGCCTTGCCATTTCGTTTCGGTTAAACAGCCAGGAATATTCTGCATCAATTGATCCGTCAAGAACCTTCTGTTGTCCCCGCTTCACCGCAGTCGTCAATGTTAGTGATTTGCCCGCTCGGTCTGCGCCACGGAAACCAGAAGACTGGAACGTCAAGTCGCTAAGCCTATCGAACCTTTTCTGCCATCCCTTGGAGCCTTCTCTAATGAATTCGCCGGTTGCCTGCTGAAGAAGGCCGACATCTTCTACGCCAAAGGTATACCCGCCTCTCTTGAAATACTCTCTGATAGCCAGGGCGGTGTTGTCTGCGCCAAAATTAACAACCGTATTTGCGCTATCACCAAAGTTAAGAATGGCTGAGTAAGGGTTCCCAATGGTTCCCATGTATGCGGCCTTACGCATATTGGCTAGCCAGTTGTTTGGAGCCTGAATACCCCTAACGACAAAGCTACGCATAAGATCGTCCGCAGCATAAATAGCGCCTTCGCTTGCCCCCGCATCTTTCAGGCCGCTTCTTAGCTGGCTAAACGCAGCTTCGCCATTTTCAATCTCCATTTGAACGGCTTTCTTTCGCTTCTTAATTACCTTCGCAACATTTCTTTGATCAACTGTAGGGACTTTTTCCGCCGATTCCTTTATTAACCTGTTTGAGTTGTTTTGAAGCTTGAACGCCTTGTGCATTTGTATAACTGCGTCGTCAGAAACCAACTTGTCTCGCATAACAACAAGAGGACTTTCATAAGCCAAAGCCTCGGATGGAGACTCAAGTTTGCCCCTTTGAATTTGCTTCATGTTTTCGTCTGCGGCCCTTCTGGGCATTCCACGCCGAACAAAAACAGAGGCTCTGTTAGTTTCTGCAAGCATCTGAGACGGGAAATACAGCGGATCATCGCCAAGCTCTCTATAAACAAAAGTCCTGTAGTCATCGGCCTGAGCAAGTCTTAGCTTTTGCAGCAATTGAAACCCTTCAAACTGCTCTTTAGTTAGTAAGGACTTAAAGTTCTCGAAAGCCTCCATCCTTTCTTCTGCACTGACCTTTGGCACTCCGCCCTTAGATACGCCAGTGTTTGAGAAATTAAGCAGCTCCATTTTTATGCGGCCAGACCTATCATCCTGCATGACCTTGCCAAACGATTGCACTTGCGGCGATGAGAACACCTTGTCTAGCGCCTGTTGATTTTGCGCCATACGGGTAGCCATCTTTTGCATTGACCCACCAAACTCATTGCTCACGCGGTTCTTGGCTACATTAACAATAGACTCTAGCTTATCTTCCCAAAAGTCTCGGAACCCAAAGTATTTGCTTCGGCTGCTTAGCGCTTCGTCTGTAGACTTAAACTTAACGCCCTGATTTAACCTGCCCTTAACATCATCAATGCTTTGCTTTGCATAGTTAAGATCGCCCCTCATCTTTCCGGCCTTCATCTCCGACTGCATTATTCGGCCTATGGGGATTTCCATTTCCTCAGAGAGATTGCGGTAGACGTTTGTAATTTCAGTGCCTTGAGGCATTCGGCCCATTTGATTGTAGAAGTCTAAAACCATTTCATCGGCGCGCAGCTGAGCATTGCCGACAACGCTACTGCCGGAAAGAGCACCCTTTCCCTCTCTAAGAGACCGCAGTTTTTTCTCTTCAGCTTCAACGGCAGCACGCAACCCAGCCTCAAGCTCAAGATCCTTGCCTATTGTTCTACCGCCAACGCCACCCAATCCCCCTGTAAGGGCTACAGCGCCAATAGCCAAAGGCTCTGACGCAAGATCCGCTACGCCTTCAAGACGCTCTTTTACGCCTCCCTCGCCTTCAGCGAAACGATATGTTGCAATCTCAGCGGATGTAATTCCAGCCTGCCTTGCCGCGCCTGATGCGGCTGTGGTTCCAACACCGGCCATCTTTGCAAGCCGAACAGAGGGTATAAGGCCAGCACCAATCCTAATGCCCATATCAATGGCTCGATGATCTTCGGCAAACTCCTTTTCAATCCTTCTCATTTTAGAGAGTGATTTGTCGTAGTCTTCGCCAGTAACCTTTGAGTGGATAGAAGCCGCCGCTTCGTCGCCGATAATCCCAAGCGTCAAGCTTTCGGTAATCGCGATGCCTGTGCCTATAGCTTCCTCACTGATGTCTTCAGCGTCAAAGATGTCGGCGTCTACCTGAGCCTTAATAGGATCAAGGGCATCAAGAATATCCTGGCGACCCTTTTCCTTCGCAAGCCGCTCAATCTCTTTAATTTGCTCTCTTTGTTCTAGGCGATCCCTATAAAGAAGCTGATCCTCTTTTTCCCTTTGGAATAAACGGCCCTCTCTAGTTGATATGCCGTCATCGGGAATAGGCATATTATCTAGCGCTTCAAGAATGTCATCACGGCCTTGAGCCTCCGCAAGCTTGCGAACCTTATAGGCCATTGATTGAAGTCTAAAACTCATTAATTAGACTCATCCAAAGCTTCTAGAGGAATTCCTTTCTCAAGGGATTTAAGCAGTCTGGCAAGCTCGCCCTCAGTATCCGAGGCAGAGCTTGAATCTTTGTCAGAGTCTTTGTTTTCGTCTGCCTTTTTGGAATCTTCTGCAAATACTGTTTCCACTGCCAATTCAAAAGTTTGTCCATCGGCCATCAACTCTGCAACTTTCACAGCTTTATTCGCTGCTATTGCCTTTGCCTCTTCAACATCCTCTTTGTTTCCATAGCTATATTTTTTGCTTTCGCCATAAATTTTTCCGGGCTTTTTTGTATCCATGATATCAACAAGCAAGGCATCGGCTATCTTCCCAATCATTGACGCGCTTACGTTTTTACTTGCAGGGATTCTTCCCATTCGGCTTATAATTGCGTTGTGCGCCTGAGAGACATTTAATTTAGCAATGTCCCTGATCATCTTTATCTCATTTTCTTTAAAGCCAATATCTTTAAGCTCTTCATCTGTGTATTCAAATCCGCCAACTTCTTTTTTGTTTCTAGCTTCGGTAAGTCTGTTATCCCTTTCAAGATTTTCAGCTTCAATCTCGTCATATAGATAGTCTTTGTTTGGATTCGCCTCTAAGAATTGCTCTCTACTTAAGCCGGTGGCTCTTGTTTGGGTTTTTAGCAGCAAATCTTTGTTCATTTCTGCCTTTACTTCATTGGCCAGATTCTGAACATCTACGTCTTTTTCCCACTGACTAAATCTTGCAACAGCCATCTCCGCTTGATCTACGGTAATATCATGCCTTTCAGCAACCCGCTTCGCCTCTAGCTTTTGCTGCTCTCTTTGAAACATATCTTGGCGAACGGTTCTTCCAAGATTTCCTGCAACCATGGGGTCAAGGCCGCCGTCCTTTGCGATTGTGTTTGCTTCTACTTGAAGCTCTGCTAGACGCTTGTTTTTTTCTGCTTCCGGGAGGGCTGGGTCGTTTACAACCTCATACATACGCTCTCTAACAGAGTTTAGCGCAGAACCGGCCTCAAACTTTGATGTAGCCTGGACATCGGACTGCACGCGATTCATTGTTTCGCGAATTTTATTTGCGCTTTCTTCGTCAGTAATCATTTGAGAGTAAGAGCCTAATGCCTCTTGATACATCTCAGGCGTAAGTTCTCCCGAGGCTGCCATCTGCTCTAAGCCAAATAGCCCTTTTTGAAGCCTTGCTTCTTTTTCCTTTTCTCGTCGATCCTGTCTAAGGCCTCCAAGTTGTTGTCCAGCCTCAAAGAGTCCGCCGATGTAAGCGGGCTGTGTTAATGATCTAACAAGATCTCTACCAAAACGTGCCATTATTTATCTCCTTAAGGAAGGAATGGGAAGTCAAAGTCAAAACCAGATCCCAAAGCTCCGCTAAACAATCCAGTACCCAACGCGCCAGCAAGGTTGGCTCTACCAAGCGCTGTAGCAAGAAGCGTGTCAATGCCTGATGCTTGCGCCTCTCCAAACAACTGCGCACCATAAATCTGAGCTTGCTGCTGTTGTGCCGCCGCAGTCTGACCTGGCGCCGTTGCCGCAACAAGTTGCTGCTGTGGCAGATACGCCCCTGCCAGTGCGCTCATGCCCAGCTGCTGCTGACCCTGTGTTAACGCCTGAGAGCCGCCTAGCAAGCCCTGGCCCGCTTGTAGCGCCTGAAGCGCCTGAGCCTGCTGAGAGGCTCTGAGGGCCTGCTGTTGGGCTGACAGGTTGGCGCCAAGACCTGCATATTGAACGCCTAATGCCGCCTGCTGTGCTTGCTCTGCTTGAGCCTGCCCCATAGCTGAAAGTATCGCCCTGTTCTTTGCTTCTTCTTGAGCTTGGGCTAAGGCTAATTGCTCTGATGTTCCGCCAAATTGCGAAGTGCGTGTGCCAAGTCTGCCCTGAGCCGCCAATCTTTCCTCTAGAGCTAAACGCTGACGCTCTTCCTCGGGCGTCTGAGCCGCTCTCATGCGCTCATAAACAGCTTGCTCTCGCGCATCTACAGGGTCAGCAAGGCCGGTCATAAATTGACTACCAAGGCCGAAGGCCTGCCGCGCGGCGTCTTGAGTCATATCAACGCCGAATGGCACTTCTCCCATCATGCTTTGACCGCTTGCAACAGCGCCTAACCCAGCTTGCTGAAGCTCCTGCGCGCCAGTGGTGGGTTGACCAAAGTATTGCGCTGACTGACCAAAAAGAGCATCTGTTATCGCCTGCTCTCTTTCAGAAAGAGTCATTGTGGAATCAATTCCACCATCCGCGCCTCTGGCCGCGCCAAATTGACCGCCAGTAGCTGTAGAAATTGTGTAAGGACGGAACTGAGTTTGCGAAATACCCTGGCTAGCAAGCTGCCCGCCAAGCTCTAAACCACGCTCGCCAATATCTTCAAGGCCTTCGTATGCGTCCCTAATTAACGCAAGGCCAGCTCCTCCAGCTAGAAAGTCAAACAGAGGATTGCCTTCGGTTATTGGGGCTTGTTTTGTTGGTTTCCCCGCGGCAGCATCCGCAACAAACGGAAGTGATGTATAGCCACCTTCTACAAAAGGTGCGTCACTGTAACCTGTTTGACCAGTTCCCATAAGACCGTTCATATCATTTTACCTATTAGAGCTAATACGTGAATTTCTTGAAGCGATATAACGCTCCCATTAATATCTGCTTCCATTCCAACCGATACGCTCGTGCCGTATCCGCTAGCGTTTACGTTTCTTCTGCTGGTGATAATTTCACCAGTTGTATATTGGGCGTTTGTATTAAACTCGCTTAGCCCATATTCCCCTACTACACCGCCTCCAAGAAGATCTAGCCTTTCAGTTTTATAGAACGTACTGAAATCATAAGCCCATTTTAAAAACACATCGGCGGCATTTGACCCTACGATTGTAGGTTTAATCTTCTTTAACATCTTGATTCTTGAAGGATCGTTAAAGGTTAAGCCAGGGCTGTAGTATTTGAATCTGTACTTCTCTGCATTGTCTTGATAGCCAGAGTATTCGCTAATTCCCTCAGATGTACCAATATACAAAGTGCCGTCTTCAATTCGGGCAAATGACGTAAAGCCAGTGCTAAGCCATCGAGTAACCCTAAACGCGCCATTTTCTAACTGCGCCCTAACATCAAAGCAGTAAATAATGTTTTGACCAACAAACGAGAGTAAATAGAAACTTTCTTCGGGGCTGTAAACCGAGCGGAAAAACTGAGTCTCAGCTTGCAGTGAGCCAATGATGTCTTTAGTAATATTTGAAGACAGCGACGATATGGGGGCTGACTTCTCTTGGATTGTTCTGCCGAAACTTCTTAGGCCGGTATACGACAAGAACAGCACGTCTGTCCCTGTATGTTGAACAGTATCTCTGTCAACGCATCCGATGCCCGCAACCGTGTCTAGCAAGGTCATTGAGGCCGGTGCATCAGCCCCTTGGTAAACAATGATGCTATGCTTTCCAAAGATAATAAGAAGATTGTTGTGCGCAGATAAAGCAACGATTTCGTCATAGCCATCTGGCCATACCTTTGACACATCAATTGAGCCGCTTGTGCCACCAGACCAATCGTGACCAATTAAAAGGTCTGACCAGTAAACAGTAGATTTGTCATTTGTAACGTCTGCTGTCCAAAGTCGACCATAGGCCCCAATAACTTCATTGCCGTACATTCCAGAGACAACGCCGGCAGAACCAGTCACACTGCTTAGCGTAACAACCGCTGCGCCAGCATTGTCATAAACCAAAGGCTCGTGTCCGCGCTGGAAGAAATAAATATTGTCGTTGAAGTTAACGATCTTCCAGTTGTCAGCGGAAATTGTATAGCTTCCAGGTGTTTCGTCAGCGAGCGTTGTTGTGCCACTAAAGATCTTGTTATTTCCAACAGAAAAAATCTTTGTGTTCCCAGCGTTATCTTTAAACTCAGCAATAGCCCTGACTGACTCAGTGCCAAGTGCCGTTTTATTTGTAGTGATAACGCTATGGCCTTTACGCGCAGCAACCCGCCCTCGCTTATCAATTACAGCATTGTCTGCAATTTCAGCAAAAGAAGGATCTTGCGCTATAGGCGAATCTTCGGTGTTTATACCTTTAAAGCCAGGGGCTACAAGATTAATGCTTTGTAATGACTGGGCCATAATTACCTCACGGCGTATAGAAGATTGTTTCTTCTGGGTGCTTCTGGGCATCTAACGCAATAGCATCTGATAGGTGCCTATCTGCAATTGCAAAATACTCAGGAGCTGACGTACCGCCCGTCTCGCCTCTTTCTCTTGCTAACAGCGCAACAGCCAAATGAATTACCGGCATTGCAGGCACTGTCATTTGATCGTTGTTGTCAGTTAAATCATCTTGTCGCTTTACGCAGGTAAAACGAATTGTGTACGCAGCATCAGGCGTTGGGTATACATCAATCTGGGTATCTCCGCTGGCATCTACACCGTTGTAGGTGTAATACGTTGGCGACCCCTTTAGCTCTTCAGATATGTAACGCTTTTCGTCAAAGAACGTAGACGTCTTGTATTCCATAAAACGATTGGATGTATCGTTTATAACGCTTAGTTCTTTAATTCTGTTTTGGCCGCCGGTCAGCGCGTAAGTGTAAACATCATCGCTTGTTGTAATGGTGATGGTCGTTCTTAATCCAGACCAATCCCAAGAGTCTTCAACGATACGCTTAGCGTCATTAACATAAGCACTAACCATCTTGCCGTAGGTGGTAGAGGAAACAGAACTAACTTCCTCTTCCCTCATCCTGCGCAACACATTATTTACTAAATTCAAATAGGTCATCTTTTTACCCTATCGGCAATCATTCTTGTAAGGAAGCCACCCATCATATCATTTGCCGTTTGAGGCTTAATTAATGACGGAACTTCTGGCAGCTGATAATTAAGTCGAGCATAGAACGGCGAAAACATACTGCTGCCACCGCCACCGCCGCCACCACTGCTAGGAGGAGGTGCTATCGGATCTTCAGGTGGTATAAACCCATCTTCAGGTGGCATTGCCGGATCATCGTCAGATGGCACTTCTGGATCATCAGGCGGCGCTTCCGGATCATCAGGCGGCGCTTCCGGATCATCATCAGGCGGTCGTACAAATTCAGGTGGCGGAATAAATTCAGGTGGTGGCAGCTCATCATCAATAACGCCCGGCAAAGGGGTTATTTCAGGCGGTATTGCCGGATCATCATCAGGTGGAGCTACAGGCTCATCAGGCGGTGCTACCGGGCCTTCAGGAGGCGTTACAGGCTCATCAGGCGGTCGTACAAATTCAGGCGGTGGCACAAACTCAGGCGGCAACATATCATCAATAACGCCTGGCAAAGGTGTTACCTCGGGTGGCGCTGCCGGATCGTCTGAAGGAGGTTCTAGCTCAGGTGGTGGTATAAACTCAGGAGGAAATTCAGGAAAATCAGGATCATCTCCTCCTGGTAACGGGCCTTCAAAAGGATCATCAAAAATATCATCAGGATCACCAACATCAGGCGGCGGTACAAACTCATCTGGCGGAGGTGCTGCAGGATCGTCACTACCCGGTAAAGGTGTTACTTCAGGTGGTGTTACAGGCTCATCTATAGGCGGTGTTGTAGGCGGCTGTTCAGGCGGCGGTACAAGCTCATCAGGAGGTGTTGTAGGGTCATCAATAGGGCCCGGTAAAGGTGTTACTTCAGGTGGCTGCTCAGGTGGCGGCACAAATTCATCAGGAGGAGGTGCTGTAGGGTCATCAGTACCGGGCAAGGGCGTTACTTCAGGTGGCTCTTCAGGGTCATCTGTTGGCGGTGTTGTAGGTGGCTCTTCAGGATCATCTTCATCATCAGTAGGGACTTCAGGTAAAGAAGGTATTGGTTGTCCAGCCTCTTCTATCGCGTCTAGAATTCGCTGACGTATTTCAGGATAACCAGGTGTTCCTACAAGAATATTCGCTAACCAATCAGGTATACTATTCCCGTACCCGCCTAAAACAACACTAGTAATAACAGCAGTAGATACGTCCGGATTTTCAATTGCACCTGTAACGTAGTCAATCAGGTCTCCAATTTTGTTCTTAACAAAATCACCGGCTTCTCCAGCAGTGTTAACAAGAATCTCACCTATGTCAGAAAGTACTTCTCCGTAATCACCCTCTTCAAGAGCGCCTTGAATACCGCTTTCTCTGACAATACCTCCTATTGTGTTTAATATTTCACCAACACTAGGTAAGAAAATAATACCAGCCGTGGGAAGCCAGTCAGGAATTTCAATGCCACGTATATATGGCTTAATAGCGTCAAGAATTCCTTGTATGGTTTCTCCCCCTGCAGGTGCATCCGGGCCTATAATGTCTTTAATAGAAACAGATACGCCATAACCACCGGGAAGAACCACTAATTCTTCATCTGGTTTAGTAGGGTGAGGTACTGTAGCTATTCCGCCACCAGTAAGATTAGCAGCGGCTTGTTCTAAAAACTGGCTAGTATATTCCCCTGTAGGCGCTTCAAGCTCAGGTATTTGTTCTGGATTATTTATAAGCACGTCAAGAATGTTTCGAGCTTCTGTTACAGACTGTACGACTTGTATGCCTTCAACAAGCTCTGTAAGAGCTTCAAGACTAATTGATCCTAGCTGTTCTTGAATAGGAACTTCGGGAGCTATTTTTATTGAGTTTGCTCTTAAAATTTCTTGTATAGAAGGATCAGCCCAAAGAGATTGCAGCTCATTTTGACCAATGCCGCCCAGCAATGCAGTAAGGCGAGCAAGCAAACCGTCTTGATTTTCTAAGTCTTCAAACTCAGGAATTGAAGGCATAGAAGAAAGCATGCCTGAAGTCGGGGCGTCAATCTCCATCATGTTTAAAGGTGTTCTGCCTTGAAGCTGAGATAGAAAGTTTGTTGTTTGTGCGGCCCTAGCTGCATCAACAACTCTAGCAATCTCAAGTGGATTAGTAATCGAGTACTGCCCAAACAAACCACCGCCATTTACGCTTCCTTCCTGGAAAACTTCTTCTGCGGTTTGACCCATTTCTTCTGGAATGGGTGTACTACCAATTTCCCCTAAAAGATCTTCTAATGTTGCCATCTTATTTTTTCCAGTTAGCCAGGCCACGCAGCCCGAAGGATGCTGCTACAGCAGCCCCTAAAAAACCTTTGTACCAGTCAGGCATCTGATCTAGCACCCGAAAACCTTCCATTACCGTAGGCACCATGCTGGGAAAGAACGCAAGGATGCAAGGGATGGAAAACAAAATCGTAAACCACTCGTCTTTCCATGAATTTGCCGCATTACTCGCATGTATATTTTCCCAGTTACTATCTTGCTTAATCGCTTCTAGCTTTCTTTCGTGTACCGCTCTTTTCTCTTCCGCTTTACGCTCAAGATGACCACCAACCAAAGAGACTATTGGCCCGAGAAGTTGCTGAATCATTCGGCCTCTTTATCCCAAAGCGCTTCAATTGTTCCGATTCGTATTGTCAACTCATGAACCTCTTCTTCTATTTGACGCAAACCAACTAGATCAATTTGAAGCCCTTCAATCAACATATCTTGCCTAGCATCCGCAGGCAACGATCCTAATTCTCCTCTAGGCCATAAAATACGAAACTCTGTGTTTCGCTCTATTTCCATTTGAGATTTATCAAATGAGTGCTCAAGCGTGTTAAGCCGCTCTTGGATACTAAAATAAGCCATTGTCGCAATAGACGTTGCAACAACCATCGCAAGCAAGTTGCGAATAGGTATGGTTATATCAGTAGACTCATTAATATCCATTGCTACCTAATAAACTCCAGGATCGCTATCATGGTCGTAATCATTACCCCGATAGCAAAAAACCCTCTAGTCATTAAAGACTCTAGTCGATCAAAGCGATTGTTATGCTCGTCTAGTTGCCGCTGAATCATTTCGTACCGAAGTGCGCATTCAGCTTCGTGCTTGTCTAAACGGGCCAGCGCTTCATCAACGGAGTTCATAACTCATCCTTTAGTTAAATAGTAGTGCTACAAAAATTACTGCTTTGCCTTGCCTACGTTAATCGCCATGATGTCAATAAAGCGATACAGCTTTGCCATCCATGCGTCATCTTGAGGTGTTGGTGTGACTGCCGCGATTACCGAACAAACGGTAACAACCATAGGCGCAATTGCCGCTAAATCTGAAATTAACTGCATAACATTCATAACAACTCCTTAATACTCGACCCATCCGGTCATAATGTATTTGGTTTCGCTAAGGGGCGGATTGCCTCTATGCGTATGCGTAAAGCCAGCGGGCCACAAAATAAAGTCACCCTGGCGTGGCTGAATACGCTTCCCGTAATACAAGAACTCAGTCTCGCCGCCTTCCTCGATATCGTTTAAATACAAAATCCAAGTCAATAATCGAGTGCTACTACCACGGTTCATATTCTCTGTATGCCAAATGTGATATCCCTGACCTGGATTAGTCTTCTGAACTTTGTGATACCAAATATGGTGTTTCTCGCAGTCATTAAGGATCTGATACTCGCCAGCATACTCGGGGTAGATCTGCGACCAAAACACTTCGTTAAAACCCTGCACAACATCTAGGCACTCTGCTGTTGTGTATTTTGATGGGTAAAATGCAGTGTCGTCTTTTTTGAGCTTGTAACCTTCGCCGTTTTGCTGGCGGTCGATTACGTTGCCCATTTGCTCTGCGCGGTCAAACTCTTCAATAACCTTCTTGCAATACTCAGGCGAAAACGCTCTTTCTTTATGCAGAATAAAATCACGCATTGGCAATACGATCCTCTAATGATTCGGGCCGTGTGTCTGGAAAGTCCGCACTTGCTGGCCAGTCGCGTAAAGCTGTGCGATAAGCGGTCAGCTCGGCTGTGTGAGGGTAGTCATTTACAGTTGCAAAAAGATCAGTGCGTTCTAGTTCGCTATTACGCCATTTACGCGCCTCATCCTCTTTTCTTCTTGTTAGCGTTTCTGCCGACGGTAAAATTTCCTCGTAGTAATCATAATGCTCAGAAACAAAGGATTTGTCAGCTATAATTCTGTTTACTTCGTTTCCGTCAGCGTCTTTTATAATAAAAGTCTGCATTTAATTAACCCTCATAAAATATAATGACAAGCCCCTGACCACCATAGGCTGAAAAATCTGCGGGCGGATTGTTAGTACTTGCAAGACCACCTCCGCCACCGCCAGCTATCGCCGCTCCGGCCCAAACAGTATTCGAGGGTGTAATTATGGCACCGCCGCCGCCGAGCGCGTTAGCCATTCCATAGCCGCTCGTTCCAGCACCGCCACCGCCACCAATTTTACCGTGAGACATAGCAAGATTCTTGCTGGCTGAGGAAGCTGCGTCTCCTGCACCACCTCCGCCCGAAGAAAAAAGATCTACCTTCGCCTCAAAGCTGCCCAAAATAGCATTTGATGAAACGGTATTTGTGTGAAAAGCCGGAATAGGAGGGTTTCCGCCTCCTAAACCATAAGCATAATCATCAGTGTTAAAATTGGCACTATAATAAGTGTCTGGAAAAGTAAAATTTACATAGTCATGTTTTGTTCCCGCTCTAAACGCGCTGCCGCCGTTTGAGTATTCGCTGTCACCGACGTCTGGCGTTCCGCCGCCAATACCTGCTCCGCCACTTGCTGAATGGACGCTAGTAGTATTTCCAACTGTTGCATTGCCGGACGAAAAACCATCTCTCCACAAACCCACAGCCCCGCCTCCGGTTGCGGCTTTTGTATTATTTCCGGGTGTTGCTGATCCTGAGCCGCCTCCGGTGTAGTGTATATCGCCTCCTGATCCCGTTCCGCCATTGGCTCCTGATTGCGTGCCCAGAGCAGTGCTGTGATTTCCGCCGTTTCCGCCATTAGCAGTTAAAGCCACGCTTAAAGTATTTGAGTTTACGGTGCTTGCTCCGCCAGCATTGCCCGGAGCGCCTCCAGTGCCTCCAGCACCTAAAGCCACAATTAACGCATCATTTCTTGTCACTGCAATAGAGGATTTAATAGCTGTTCCGCCAGCACCGCCACCTGTTGCGGCGGCCTTAAAATTTGCATTCGCCGCTCCTCCGCCACCGCCCGCACCTATACAGTAAATGCTAACAGTGCCGTCTTTTGGAAAGTAATAAGTTCCTGACGTTGAAAAAAACAACACGTCTGGCGACCAGCCTCCGCCGCCACCGCCACCGCCACCAATAAAATCGCTTAATGAACTCATTAATAAACCCTCCAACCAATGGTCGAATTAACGTAAGTAAAAGTTAATGTCAGATTAGCTGTGTCAATTGTCATATCTTCAGCGGTAGACATAATATTTTCGCCGTTGCGCCCTACAACTGTGTCTGTAAAATCCTGCACTGCAACATATACAGTATCACCCGCGGTTGGGCTCGCAGGCAATGTAGCCGTTTGAGTTGCCGCAGTAGAAACAAACATCTCACCTGCTGACAATGTAGTGCCTGACGCTCCAGTACTAACATTACCTAAACGGAAGTGATCAGATTCAATTGTTGCCGCTTCCGCAGTCGTTGTAATTAGCTTGCCTGTGCCATTTGGCGTTATGTTAATGTTGCCATTAGAAACGCTAACAATACTGTTTCCATTGACATCCAAATCGCCGCCTAGTTGTGGCGTTGTATCAAGAACTATCTCGCCTGCCGCAACAGATGCCTGGATTACCCAGCTTAAATTACCAGCGCCATCAGTTTTTAAGATGTAGTCAGCAACACCGTCTGCCGTAGGCCAGTTAAGGCCATCTAATACAATCTGCCCTGTGCCGTCAGGGGCAATCGCAATGTCGCCATTTGATGCACTAACAATAGAGTTGCCGTTTACATCAAGACTTCCACCAAGCTGAGGTGTTGTGTCTTCTACTACGTTAACTAGCTTGTTGGTGACATCGTTAATTTGACTTGCGTTAACCGTGACTCCGTCGAGAATGTTAAGTTCTGCTGTAGTCGAGGTAACGCCATCTAAGATATTTAACTCTGCGGCAGTAGATGTAACAGCCACTCCGTCTATTTCAAGCGTTACTGTCTGAAGCGTTGTTGAATTAACTTCGCCTGCTGAGCCATAAATAACTGCTTTGTCATTAACTATTGTTCCTGCGACAGATCCGTCAACAAGATTAAGTTCGGCGGTCGTTGAAGTAACGCCGTCAAGAATATTGAGTTCTGCGCCTGTAGACGTGACTGTTGTAGCGTCTAAAGTCAGCGTGGGTATGGTGACTGTGCCTGTAAAAGTAGGGCTTTCTAAGTCGGCCTTAGTTGCTATCGCTGTAGATATAGCATCGAATTCTACTTCGAACTCTACACCCTTAATAATTTTTGCAACGTCCCCGGTAGGCAGGGAATCTTTTACTTCAAAATCAGTAGTCTTAGTATAATCAGACATAACGTATCCCTATTCAAGAAAGAAAAGGGGCCATTGCTGGCCCCTAGAAGTGTTGCTTCTTACTCTGGAATAGCGAGTACGAAACCAGCTTCAGGACGATATACCTGAACACCGTACAAGCAATCTGCTGTGTACAGAGTCGAGAGGTATTCCTGCTTGTACTGAGTCTGCGAGCGAACTGCTTGCTGCTCAGCCATAACAAGAGCGTCATTGTGGAACAAAAGTGCCGCACGAACGTCGTCAGTTGATGCTGAGTTGTTAGCTGCAGTCTCGATAGTACGGCAGTTAGCTGAGACGTAAACGTCTACACCGTAGAGACTACCGATCAAACCACTGTTAGTAGCTTGACCTGCTACAAAGTCAGAAGACACGTATCGGTCGATACCCATGATGGTGTTACGAACCGAAGGAGGAATCACAAAGTGACGTCCATCCATTGGTACGTTGTTGTCATCAAGCTTCTGAATCATTGCTCGGAAGAACGCATCGTTAAATACGTCAGCCGCAACAACAGTGTCATCAGTGTACTGAGTTACAGTAGTTCCGCCGTCGTTAAAGAACGTAGCAGTGTTCTCGTAGTCAGCGCCAGTGTCTGCTGGAGAAAGGTTCAATGTGCCGTCACCGAAGCCAGTAGCCGCTGAGTGAAGGTCATTGTCAATCTGTACAGCAAGCGAGTAACCAGCATCTTCAGTGTAGAACTGACGGAGGCTAGAAAGCGCCTGTACTTCAACGATGTCTTCGATCAGACGTGAATACTCAAAGTGACGGTCAATGTCGACAGTCAATTCGCCTTCAGTGTTTGCGATAATTGTTACCGCAGTATCGGCAGACTTAGCATTCGCATCGCCACGAACTGGCTTAGGAATGTGAAGCTTATCGCCCTTCTTTCCTGACATGGCAATCTTCTTTACAAGAGGAGCCATTTTCAGGTTCTTTTGGTAGGCAGCAATAATTTCGTCTGACCAGATTTCTGGTACGAAAGTAGCCGCCTCTGTCTTCGCGGTAAAACCACCCGCGCCTGGGTAAGTTGCAGTAGCCATGTCAATCTCCTTTTAGATTACTTGACTCGACCCTCTGCGTACGCTTTTAAAATGTCATCTGCCATTAAAGAATAACGCTCGGGATCCGTTTTCATTAGTTTAATAATGTCGGCCCTGCGATATTGCTTCTCCTGCGTCCTCTCACCACTGCCTTTCGCATTACCTGTACTAGCGGCTTTGAGTTGCTGCTTCCGCACTTGCTTTTCAACATTTGCGGTTTGCTGAACAACTGTTTTTCTTTCCTTCCAGAGAGAAAACAATTCATCAGCAGCGTCAGCGTTATACTCTTTGTCTGCTTGTACAAACAACTGAGTCCTAATCTTTGAGGCTTTGATCCAATCGGCAAACTTAGGGTCATTCAGAATATTTTTCATATCTGGATGCCTGTTGTTAAGCTCTGCTATTGCAGATTGCTTTTTATAGCTTGCAGTATATTGTTCCGCTTCCTTAATCTTAGGGTGATTCTCAATAGCACGATAAACAGCAGCTTGAGGATCTGTGAAGTAATCAATATCACTTTCAGGCTCAACATCTTGCTTTTGAGGTGCTGATCGTGTCTGGGTATTAATATACTCATCCACTACCTTGCGAAGCTCACCCACTTCAGCAGAGTGCCGACTCATCACCTGTTCAACTTCTTGGTGCATCTGAACAACTTCTTTCAGAGATTTACCTCGGTATTTCTCTGGAACATTTTGCTCAGTGTCTTCCTCTACTGCAGCTTGAGGTTGCTCAATAGCCTCTTCAGGCTCTTGAATCTCGGTTGCTTCACTTTCAATGTCGCTCACATTATCCCCTTCAGGGTGCGAGTCAATCATTGTTGCTCTAGACATATTAAACTCCGTGAACTAAGTCATTATGGAGATTTACTTTTGCCAGCCTTTTCGTGTTCTCGTACCCACTTCATATGACGACCAGGAAAATCGCCGCTATGACCTTCGAGCACGCACTTCGGTGCTGACACCATTTTAGTAGCATTGGAACCGCATCCGCACCTACTGGTTGTGGTTCCGCTCTCTACCATCCTTTCAAAAACGTGTCCGTTCTCACAACGGAAATCGTATATCTTATACATACACGTCTTCTAACTCTTCTGCCTCTATCTGCTCTCGTGTTGCAGTAACCGTATCTGATAAGTTGATTACTGTCGCAAGCGCCGCTATTTGGCCTTTACGATAAAAGAGTTCCTGCTCATCTTTTACCGTTTGAATATCTGCGAGTTGTTTTGCGTTTGTTGAAAGCTCTTCAACAAGCTGCTTAAACCCCTCGCTGTTAAACAACTGATTGTAGTTGTCAAAGTACACCTCTAATTCAGGAGTCATACTTTTCCTTTTTAGTTTGTTGAAAACTGCCTTTTATCACGGATTAATAAAAAAGTCAGGCTTTTCTTGATCTTGCTGTCTTTTTTGCAATCCGCTTTGGTTGAGCTGAATGTTGTTTGCCCGCCGCAGTATCTTTGCGTTTCTTTCGGGTTGTCGCTGCATACTCTTTTGCGCTTAACGATTTAATTGCAGCTTTAGGCAAATACCGCTCGCCTGTTGCTTTTGACCCTTGCGTTGATGGCTTTCCCGATTTGGTTTGCCACTTTTGCTTAGTCCACTTTTTTAGAGACTTCTGAGGCTTTTTAAGTGCCATTACTTATAGCCCCCGCCTTTGGCTTTATATTCTTTAGCCAACATCTGCGCTTTTCGAGCAGACCACT